TGTGATCTTCATCATGAAGGGCAAAGTCTAAGATACACAGATTTCGCACAAGATTTTTGTGCAGGTTATGGCTCTACATTTCCTTGCTATCACAGCGCTTCAGAGTGATATATGTACATGCCAAAGGGAAAGGCAAACTAAACAAGCCGAAAGCAAGGAGGACAAAGCCATGACGAACATTTTTGAAGAAACCTACAACCGCATCGAAGAAGCAAAGAAAGCCTACAAGGCAGCCGCCACAGCCGAGGGCAGGGACGCCGCAAGGGAAGCTGCAAAGGCAGCCGAGGATAGAATCGATGAGATGGGCGACATCGCCCACACAATCTACCGGGCTTACGAGAAATCAAGAGACAACGAGAACGAGATTTTAAACTTCGACGACATCATCTGGGACCGGGATGTGGAAGAGCTCACCGCCTGCATGAAGGAGAACGGCATCAAGGCCTTCACCTACTCCTGCCGGGCAACCGACGCGGTCGAGACGCTCTGGCTTTTCAAAGAGGCAGGCTGCACGATCGGAGAGATGGTCGAGGTCAACCTCAGGAAGGACTTCTTCGGAAAGGGCTACGAGAAAGGCCACGCTTTCAAGGTGAGCCTGAACTGAAAGTAGCCGGGGAAGGGAGCCCACCAGGGCTCTGTTCCTCGTAGAAATACACAATGGCATCCGTCAAATCTTTGTGACATATTTCCGTTGGTTCTCCTTGCTATATATCCGGCTGAGAGTGATATATGTACATGCCAAAGGAAAAGGTCGCAAGAAAGAAAACGGAGAAAAAAGACCATGTGGAACAAAGGAAGCATTAAGATCGGGAACCAGACATTCACCTACTGCGCGAAGGTTTACAGAGAGCCAAGCGAGGAATACGGCATTGAGGGCGGCAGGATCAGTAAGCTTGAAATTCGCCTTAGCGACTTCCCGGTCGCAAGATACGACAGAGGATGGGATATCGAGCCGGAAACGGAAAACGCGCAGCTTGCGGTGGCAGCTATCCTGCACAGCCTGAACTAAAAAAGCATATTCCGGGAGGGAGCCAAACGGCTCTTTCTCTCGTACACATACACACCACATGGGACGGGATCGCTTCGGCGGTCCTTTTTTGATACAGGAAAGGAGGTGTTCCCTATGGCGACCAGAGGAAGAAAGCCGACTCCAACTGCAATCAAGGAGCTGGAAGGAAATCCGGGAAAACGAAAACTGAATGAGAACGAGCCAAAGCCAGAACGGAAAGCACCTGCCTGTCCGAAATGGCTGGAGAAAGACGCGAAAAAGGAATGGCACAGGCTTTCCAAAAAGATGGAAGCTCTCGGAATCCTTACGGAAGTCGATATGGCGGCCTTCGCTGCTTACTGCCAGTCCTATGCGAGATGGAAGGAAGCCGAGTCCTTCATCACGGAACATGGATCGCTTGTCCGGACCCCTTCCGGCTACTGGCAGCAAGTTCCCCAGGTATCGATCGCTCAGACCTATATGAAACAGATGGGAAAGTTTGCAACCGAGTTCGGTCTGACCCCGGCATCGAGGTCGAGGCTCATCGCGGATGCCGGGCAAAACAAACCGGAGGATGAAATGGAGGAGCTTTTGGGAGGTGATTCATAATGGAGGAACGTCCCAAAGATATGCCAAGGCTCAGAAGGTATCAGCCGACGAAATTCATGCTTTCTTCTTCGCACTATGACAGAGAAAAAGCAGACCGGGCTGTGAAGTTTATTGAGATGCTCCGGCACACGAAAGGCAAGTGGGCCGGGAAACGTTTCTGGCTTTTGCCTTGGCAGGAACAGATCATCCGGGATCTCTTCGGGATCGTGAAACCAGACGGGAACCGACAGTTCCGGACAGCCTACATCGAAATCGGAAAGAAGAATGGAAAGTCAGAGCTTGCTGCTGCGGTGGCTTTGTATCTTCTCTATGCAGACAACGAACCATCCGCTGAAGTCTACGGTGCCGCGGCAGACCGTCAGCAGGCGTCCATCGTCTTTGATGTCGCCCATCAGATGGTGAACATGACACCGGCGCTCCTGAAGCGCTCCAAGATCATGGCAGCCAGCAAGCGAATTGTGAACTACTCGAATGCCGGATTCTATCAGGTGCTATCGGCAGAGGTGGGAACGAAGCATGGTTTGAATGTATCCGGACTTGTGTTCGATGAGGTCCATGCACAACCGACCCGAAAGCTGTATGACGTTTTGACGCAAGGCTCCGGTGACGCGAGAGAGCAGCCGTTGTATTTCCTGATTACTACCGCCGGAACCGATAAGAATTCGATCTGCTACGAGCTGCACCAGAAGGCAAAAGACATCCTCTCCGGGCAGCGTGTGGATCATACGTTTTATCCAGTCGTCTACGGATTGGAAGAAGATGAGGATTGGCACGATGAGAAGAACTGGTACAAGGCCAACCCTTCTCTCGGTCAGACGATTGAAATTGATCGTGTCCGTGAGCACTACCACGAGGCGATGGAGAACCCGGCAGAGGAAGCGGTATTCAAGCAGCTCCGACTCAACATGTGGGTATCCAGTACGACCGCCTTCATTCCGGAGCAGGTTTTTGATCAGGGCAATGAGCCGATTGATCTGGACAGCCTTCGTGGCAGGGAATGTTATGGCGGACTCGACCTTTCGAGCACCGGAGATATCACAGCGTTGGTACTTATGTTCCCGCCTCGCACCGAGGATGAGAAATACATCTGCCTGCCGTTCTTCTGGGTGCCGGAGGAGACGATTCCGATTCGAGTCCGGAGGGCCTCGGTCCCCTATGATGTCTGGGTGAAGCAGGGCTACATGAAAGCAACCGAAGGAAACGTGATCGATTACAACTTCATCGAGAAGTTCATTCTGGACCTGTATCAGATCTACAACATCAAGGAGATCGCGGTGGACCGCTGGAATGCGACCCAGCTCATCATTAACCTGCAGGACGATGGGATGACAATGATTCCCTTCGGGCAGGGATTTAAGGATATGTCCCCTCCTACGAAAGAGTTCTACAAGCTGATGATGGAGGGAAAGATCATCCACGGCGGCAATCCGGTCCTTAAGTGGATGGCTCTGAACGTGGTGGTAGACCGGGATGCGGCGGACAATATCAAGCCGACGAAGGCGAAATCACCTGAGAAGATCGACGGCATTGTTGCTGCGATTATGGCGCTGGATCGCTGTATCCGGCAGGAGCATGCAGAGAGTGTTTACGACAGCCGGGGGCTGATCACATTTTGATGGAGGAGTAATCGATGGGATTTAAGGATTTATTCCACAGAAGGAAGGCGAGAGCAGATCCCAAGGATATGACATCCGGGAGTGTCTACCGTGCCTATTACGGACATACTTCTTCCGGAAAGACTGTGACGGAGCGAAGCTCCATGCAGGTGACCGCGGTATATGCCTGTGTCCGGGTATTGGCAGAGGCAGTAGCCAGCCTGCCGCTTCATCTCTACAAGGAAGAGGACGGCAGTAAGGTAAAGGCAACGGATCATCCTTTGTACTTCCTTCTCCATAGCGAGCCAAATGAAGAGATGACAGCCTATTCCTTCTGGGAGACCCTCATGACACACCTTCTCCTGTGGGGTAATGGCTTTGTGCAGATCATCCGAAACGGCAAGGGAGAAGTCACAGCGCTGTATCCTCTGATGCCAAACCGCATGACGGTGGACCGGGATGAGAACGGACACATCTATTATCAGTACCTCTGGTCCAAGGGATCCGATGCACCGACGATGAAAGAGACGATCGTCAAGCTCTCTCCCCATGAGGTGATGCAGATCCCGGGCCTTGGCTTTGATGGCCTTGTGGGATACAGCCCGATTGCGATGGCAAAGAACAGCATCGGTCTTTCGATGGCCTGTGAGGAATATGGCTCTAAGTTCTTCGAGAACGGAGCCGCGCCATCCGGTGTCCTCGAGCATCCGGGTGTCCTGAAGGATCCGGAGAAGGTGAGAGATAGCTGGCAGGCAGCCTTTGGCGGCAGCCAGAATGCCGGGAAGGTGGCAGTCCTCGAAGAGGGCATGAAGTATTCGCCGATCTCCATCAATCCGCAGGAGGCGCAGTTCCTGGATACCCGAAAGTTCCAGATCGATGAGATTGCCAGGATCTTCCGGGTGCCGCCGCACATGATTGGAGACCTGGAACATGCGACTTTTTCTAACATTGAGGAACAGTCGTTGGAATTCGTGACGTACAGTCTGCAG